CATTTATTTTGTATATTTGTTATCCCCCTTTAATTTAAACTTATGGCAAAAAAGACAGTAAGAAAACCAAGAGTGCCACGTACTAGAAATGCTGGAACAATGACAGAATCAATGTTCTGGTCCATGATTAGGAGTGCTCTAAGACAGAAAAGCAGATGGTGGAAACCAATTGCTGAATGTAAGAAGTTAGCAAGAAGAGCGTACAAGGGAAAAAACAAAAGACAGAAGTGGGAATATCTATGTAATAAATGTAAGAAGTGGTATAAGAGTGATCAAGTTAATGTTGATCATATTGAACCTGCAGGTAGTTTGAATTGCTCAAACGATCTTCCAGCTTTTGTAGACACTCTATTTTGTGAACAGGATAACTTACAGGTTCTTTGTAAAACATGTCACGATCAAAAAACTAACTTAGAAAAACAATTAAAACAATTTAAAAAATGAACCACTTTATGAAACCAAAGCATTACGAATCAACATCTGAACAGGATGTAATTGATTTCTGCCAAGCTTATGATTTATCTTTTACGAAGGGGAATGTAATTAAATACATTACTAGAGCAGGTAAAAAGGGTGATGAACTACAAGACTTACACAAAGCCTTGGATTATATACAAAGAGAAATAAAATTTATTAAAAACAAACAGAGATGATAAAGGGACAAACAAACACAGAAGCAAACTATAGGGCTGTCATGTTAGACAGCTCTAGTTCTTTAAAGGACTTTTCACTTGATAGAAAGAAATATTATAGAAAATATATCCTTAATGAACCAATTAACGAGAAAGAAACAGCAGCTGCTAATATGGGTAGACTTGTAGAAACCATGTTGTGGGAACCAGAACTATTTGATGAGAAGTTTATGTTATCAAACTGTGCAACTACACCTACAGGACTTATGTTAGAATTTGTAGAGGCACTATATCGTGTCACTAGAGATGCTACAGATGAGTCTGGAGAGGTTACTAGAGATTTTGAGAGCTTATCAAGAGAAGCATATGACATATCTTCTTTCAAGATAAAGTATGAGGCTGTTATCAAGAAGTTCGTAGGCAGTGATGCAGAACTTTACTATCATGAGATTAGAAAAGTGAGAGCAAATAATCTAACTGTAGTTAATAACCTAGAGATCACTATGGCTGAAAAGATTGTACAGACACTTAAATCAAGTTCTGTAACTTCTCACATTGTTAACCTTGTTAGTAGTGCAAGATACAGTGCTTTTTGTCAAGTGCAAGTTGAAGATTATCCTGTAGATGGACACTCTTTCAAGTCTATGATGGACTGGGTAGTGGTAGATCATGATGCTAAAACTATTCAGGTGTATGACTTGAAATGTACATGGAATGTAGAGAACTTCTTTGAAGAATACTATCTATATAGAAGAGCATTTATTCAAGCATTCTTGTATAAGAAAGCTGCACAACACATGGCTAATGATGACATGTTAGAATACTATGGGTATGAGGTACTTAATCCTAGATTTATTGTTTGTGATAGTGCAAACTTCTATAGTCCAATAATATATACATTGTCTGATGAAGACATGAGTGATGCTTACCTTGGTTTTCAATACAAGGGTAGAACTTACACTGGTGTGAAGAGTCTGATTAGTGATTTGAAATGGGCAACAGAGAATAACATGTGGGACGTTAGCCAAGGAACATTCGAGGCTAATGGAGTAGTTAATATACGTAATAGATAATAATGAAACTTAAGAAAACAATAACAAGCATATTTATGGTGCCAACTCTAATGGTTCCAAAGAACGCATTGAAACAGAATGGGTTCATAAATGCTTATTTAGATGATGTAGAACGAGATTTTAAATATGATGACGTTGTTTATCTCTTGTTCTTACCCACTGATGTAGCAAAATTTAGAGAATTCCTCGATGGAGAATATGAACGTACCACCTCTATCATCGAGGATTATGATTATGAAGGTGGTTTTGTTGTGTTAGTATATAAACTTAATCCAGACTTTGATATAGACTTTTATTTAATTAGACAAGGTAGATATTCTGAAACAAGTGAGAAGTTTCAAAAGATATTTCCAAAGGTTATAAAGATTAAAAAGCACGGACTACACAGAGATGAGATTAGTCTTCAATACAGAGTGTTTAATAAAACAGATGACATGATAGAGTATTGGGAAGATAAGCTCGGTATAGAGTGGGACGATAGTCTTGAAGTATGGGAAGGGTTTGATGAAAGTAAAGAGATACTTGACATAAACAAACTAAAAAAAAGTGTTGAATTAACAAAAAAATAATTATGGATGCAGAAAAACTAATGAATGAAAATCCTCTTACAAAAGCTAAACTAAAAGAGTGGTTTTTAGATAAACTTATGGCTTCAGCAAACGAGTTCAAAGAAGATGATTCTTTTAAAGAATTTATGATTAACTCTGGTATTACAGATGATCAAATAACAAGAGTATTTAAAGATGGTGGTAGAGCCAGTTTAGATATGTTTGATGAGAATGATGTAGTAGTAAACATAATACATGACTGGAAGACAAAGAAGTTCTCTTATCGTATAAATGATGAGAAACAGACTGGTAAATACTCTTTAAGAAAAGAAGCAGAGAAGCATGCAATGCAGAAAGCTGTAACTATTCTTGAGTCAAAATTAACTGAAAATAAGGAAACAAATGACAACCCAGAGAATTAAAGAACTAGTAGAAGATTACTTTAATCTAGATCTATCAGAGAAGACCAGAAAGAGAAATGTAGTTCACATTAGATTCTTATATTACAACTTGGCCTATAACCATGCGTCAGATGGTATGAGTTTAACTGCTGTAGGTAACACTATTGGTGGTTTTGATCACGCTACTGTGCTGTATGGCCTTAGACAATACAAGAACTTATATGAATTCGATAGAGCTTTTAGAAACAGAATCAATCCATTTCTTAATGAAGTGGAGGAAGAACTTAATAAAAGTAGCATCGAAGGTAAGAGAACTATACATAGACAAATAAGGAGAATGAAGGAAAGAATCTTTCAAATGGAGAAACAATTAGAGGAAATATCTTAAATTTTACAAATAATTATGAGAACAATTGGAAAAATTATAGTAGATTTGCTTTCCAGCAATCACATTTCAGCTGAGGAAGCTGAATTATTGATCACCCACCTTTCAGAGAATAAAAGACCTTCAGGTTATCAACCTGGATGGACTTCTAGTCCCTATTGGTATCAAACAACCACATTATGAGAACAGCAAAACAATTTAATCAGACATATGAATTAGTTTGCACTGGAGAAGGACTTACAATAGAAGTGCCTGCTGTAGTACAGTTCTTAAACTTAGCATTCATAGACTTCTTGAGAATAGAGGGATTTGAATATAAAGAAATCTCAACAATTCGTGGAATACCTAGAGTTGATACTAATCTTCCAGATCTTATGCCTTATATAGGTAGAGTAATTCAATCAGAATTGGAAGAAAAGATATCGCTCATGTTAAAGGTTGAGTTTGAAATCGAAGAAAGGTTAAGATCTATAAACTTAGACAAAAACGGTAACCCATTAACACTATGAACAAAAACATTTTTATGCCAAGGGTCAATATTCTCCCATATGAATATCCACAATTACTAGACTACAAAGATGCTATCAGACATTCCTACTGGATAGATACAGAATTCAACTTTACAGAAGACATACAAGACTTCAAGGTAACCATCTCTAATGAAGAGCGTGATGTTATCAAGAAGACTATGCTTGCTATTGCACAAATAGAAGTCAACGTAAAAACATTCTGGGCTGATATGTATAAGCGTATGCCTATTACAGAGATTGGGGATGTGGGGATGACATTTGCTGAGTCAGAAGTTAGACACAAAGATGCATATGCTAGACTATTGAGAATACTTGGCCTTGAAAAAGAGTTTCAAAGTGTTATAGAGGTTCCAGCTATAGAGGGTAGACTTAAGTACCTAAAAAAGTACTTAGATGGTACAAGATCTAGAGACAATAAAATGTATACTAAGTCTGTATTATTATTCTCTTTGTTTATNGAGCACGTAAGTTTATTTAGTCAGTTCTTAATTATGATGAGCTTTAACAAAGAAAGAAATGTACTGAAAGGTATATCTAATGTTGTTGAGGCTACCAGTAAAGAAGAAGAGATACATGGTAACTTTGGTGCTGAGATAATTAATATTATCAAGAAAGAAAACCCTGAGTGGTTTGATGATGAGTTTGAAAACTTAATATATTCAGCATGTAAGAAAGCTTACAAAGCTGAGTGTGGTATATTAGATTGGATCTTTGAAAAAGGAGAGCTTAACTTTCTACCTAAAGAAACAATTCAACACTTCATCATGAATCGATTCAATAATTCTTTGAAGAAGATTGGAATGAAACCAATATTTGATGTAGATAAAGAACTAATTGCATCAACAAAATGGTTTGACATAGAAATCACTGCTACTAAAGAAGGAGACTTCTTTTATAAAAAGCAGGTAGATTATAATAAAAAGAGTAAGAGTATAACTGTAGACGATTTATTTTAAAATGGAATATAAAAGATATTACTGGCTTAACGAAGACAGTAGAACATTTTTGTCCAGAGGATATCTAGATGAATCCCCTGAGCAAAGAGTAAGAGATATAGCTAACATTGCTGAAAAGTATTTAGCTATTAAAGATTTTGCTTGTAAGTTTGAAGACTACATGGCAAAAGGATACTATTCACTATCAACACCTGTATGGATTAACTTTGGTAAACAGAAAGGTTTACCTATTAGTTGTTATGGATCTAATGTAGATGATACACTAGATAGCATACTTAATGCAGGCCGTGAAATAGGTATGATGTCTAAGTATGGTGGTGGGACAAGTGCCTACCTAGGTAACATTAGACCAAGAGGAACTAGTATTAGTACTGGTGGACAAGCTGATGGGCCTATTCACTATGCTAGAATGTATGACACTGTAGTAGATGTATGTAAACAATCTGCTGCTAGACGTGGAGCATGTGCTGTATACTTACCTGTAGAGCACGCAGACATAGAAGAGTTTCTAGATATTGGTACAGAGGGTAATCCTATTCAGAATCTTCAGTATGGTGTAACAGTTAGTGATGCCTGGTTGAAGAGTATGAAAGCTGGTAGTAAAGAGAAGCGTAAGATATGGGCCAAGATAATCCAAAGACGTAATGAGTTTGGATTTCCATACATTATGTTCTCAGACAACTCAAACAATGAGACATCTCCATACAAGGAATTAGGATACAAGATTACAGCATCTAATTTGTGTAGTGAAATACAACTACCTACAGACAGCTTTAATAGTTTTGTATGCTGCTTAGGATCTATCAACTTGTTGCACTGGGATGAGATAAAAGAAACAGATGCTATAGAAACATATGTACTGTTCTTAAATGCTGTAATGAATGAGTTTGTTCAAAAGGCAGAACATCTTCCTGGTATGAGAAGAGCATATAGATTTGCAAAAGAGCACAG